AGGACCCCGGATGTATCCAACATAATCATAATGATATGCATAAAATACTATTTTATAACAATAATTGGAGTGAATTAGCAAATGAAACATATAATCAATGTTTCAAAAATTTATGCATAAATTGTGTGAATAAAGGGTTTCCGTGCAATGATGCAGTTTGTTATGGGACAATAAATTCCAAATTAAACAATCATTGGAATTTATCATTTTACGAAAATAAAATAGAAGATTATAATGAAAATGATGAAATAGATATTAGTGCGGGATTTATTTGAATTTAATTATAATTTATTCCTGAATTTGTATTTCTTTTAGAATTTCGGTTTGGTTGTGTTCTTTGTGTTCTTTTAGTATTTCGTTTTGTTTGTGTTCTTTTAGTATTTCGTTTTGTTAGTGTTCTTTTAGTATTTCGTTTTGTTAGTGTTCTTTTAGTATTTCTGTTAGAAGTTCGGTTAGAAGTTCGGTTAGAACTTTTTTTTGTTCTTTTTGTTCTTTTACTAAACATAGTATTAACTAAATTTTTAATCCATTCAGAATTATTTATAATTTTATTATGATTTCTTTTTTGGGATTTTTTATTCATTCTTTTTTTATGTAAAACTAAACTATCAACCCATGATTTAATTGCATCTTTATTTCTCATACCAGTGTATTCATCTTCTAAATCATGGTCTTTATACATCTGAATTGATGGAAAATTTTATACACCAGGTATATCTAAATGATGCATAGCATTACTATTTACTTTTGCAACAGTTAAGTCATCATATTTTTTACTATTTTTCATATCATCAACCAATTTATTCCAATGTGGTTCAAGATTTTTACAGTGAATACATCCTGTCATATAAAAATGAATAAGCACTTTGTTTTTTCTATTAGGTTTCATAATAGAATTTAAATTAACCGCATTATGTTTTTCAAGAACATGAATTATTTTCATAACTATATATATACTATGGAGAGAGAAAAATTAATATTTATATTAATTATTACAGTTATTGTTTTAGTCTTGTACTGCTTTATATATATAAAAAAAAAAGAAGGATTTCAGAATGAAACATCTAATTGTCCAAATATATTAATTCAAGATGGAAATACAATATATTTAAAAAATTCAAATCTAGCAGAAATTCCTGGAGTTAATCCTATTAAATTTGATAATTTAGAAGATTATATTGAATTTTATAATTGGCAAAAATCACAAAATATCAATTGTCCTGTTCTTTTCTTACAAAAAAGTTATAACGCACAAAATGAGAAAATATACAAAATAAGACCTAATTTCTTTGATTTACAAGGTGGTTTAAATGAAAGTTTACCTGACGATAACCAAAGTCAATACCCAACCACTTTATTAATTGATTCAAATAGGAATAATCCACCTTATAATGAAAATAGTTATCCTTCTTATGACCCAGATAATCAATATATTGGAACAAAAAATCCTTTAGATTATATTCAATCAAATCCGAATGAACCAAGTGCTAATGCAATGGATGGTAATTGGGGTGGACCTACATTATCTCGTCAACAAGTAAAAGCAAAAAAATTCAGTGGTGATGAAGTGTATGTTCCAAAAAAAACAAAAAACAAAAACAAAAATTAAACATAAATACTAATAAGTTTTTCAAAAGGTATGATTGCTAATAATAAATAAATAGCACTACTAAAAATTATCTTTTGTTCTCCCTCAGTTATGGTTTTCTTACCAGTATAAGGATTAAATTTATAAATAATGTATAATGACACATATAAACGCACAATATATTGTACTATATTATAGTAATATGGGTTTACGGTTGTAAGTCCCAATAAGAGAGAAATAAATAAGAAATAAGAAATAAGTAATAGAATATCAATCGTATTATATGATATATTTGAAAAATAATTTACAACTTTCTGCCAAAATGTCATATATATATATATAAAATTATAAATATATTAATATTTTCATAATAATAAAATATTTATAATTAATTATATGATAACATTTCGTAAAATTTCGAAAGCAAATTACAAAGATGTTTTAAATTTAGATACAGGTTCTGAAGGTATAAAACATTGTGCCTCTTCAGAACAAACATTGGTGGAAGCAACATTAAATAATAATTTAGAAAATGTTAAAGCTATTTATTTAAATAAAAAACTTATTGGTATGTTATATTATTATTTAATAAATAATGACAAAACTGTATGGATTAACCGCTTAATGATTGATAAAAAATACCAAAATAAAGGTTATGGTAAATTAACATTCAAAAAAATATTAAATAGTGTGATTAAAAAATATAATCCAGAAAAAGTAGAAGTTTCTATTTCTAATCCCATATTATTAAATTTAAAAGATAAAATGGGTTTTAAAAAACTAAATAATAAACGTTCTGAACAATTTTATAAAAAACATAAAGAATATATCTTTTCATTAAAATTATAAATCAACATATACCTTCATTTTCACAGACAAAATCCGTAATTTTTTCAATCTTATCTATGTAAGTAATTAATTTAGTTTGATTTATTCTATCAACAAAATGGTCTAGTTTCAAACCAATAACAAACAAGTATGCAAAGTTTAATATAATTGGCAAAAACAATAGTAAATATAAAATAGCAACATATAAATTCTGTCTACATATATAATCTTCGTTCTTTGATAATTTATTATCATTATTTAATATTAATTGTTTTTCTTCCATTTATTTAGTTATAAGTAAATTACTTTAACTTTATTTGTTATAATTATAATGTTAAATAATCTAATGCTTGTTTACATGCAATTTGTTCGGCTTTTTTTTTAGTTTTATTCTCTCCATTTCCTAATAAAATAAATATTTCTTTTGTTGGATTTTGTTGATAAATTTCATAAATATCATCTAAATTTTTATAATTGGATGAACATAAATATTCTGTATTTTGTATATTTTTATTATAAATTTTACAATTAAGGCATAAAAACACACCCATATGATAAACATCATCATCAGTTTCCTTTATTTCTAAATAATCAGGTGTAACCTTAAATTTCTTTTGAATTTGCACTTGTAGTATATTTTTATAATTATCATCAGACTTTAATAACTCTATCCAATCTACATATTTTTCAAAAATGGATTCAAGAAATATTTGCGCCATTTGAAATCCAGGTCCTGTAGTAAAAATAGTGTTAAAATAGTTATCACTATCATTAATTTCCAGTTTATTAAAATCTAAAAATAATGCACCTAAAAATGCTTCAAATAAACATCCTAATTTTTTTATATTTGTTCTTATATTTTTTTCTTCAGCATGTTTAGAAATAATTAACCATCTATTTAATTTAAGTTGTAAAGATAATTTTCCCAATGATTCATTTTTAACCAAAGCAATTTTTTTTTCAGTCATAAATCCTTCATTTTCTTTAGGAAATCTTTTATATAAATAATATTTTGTTATAGCCTCTAAAATTCCATCTCCTAAAAATTCTAACCGTTCATTGGATTTGGTTTTTAAATTAACACAATTAAAAGGTTTATCTGCTAATTTTATATTATTAAAATCGTTTTCTTTTTGTGATTTTTTAGTATAAGAACTATGAATAAATGCGCGTTTGTATAAATTCAAATTATGAACTTTTGATGGTAATCCATGTTCTTTAAGAATACATTGAACATCATTCAATGTAATCTCATTATTTAGCGTATTATAAGGATTATAAATGACTTGTTCATTATCTTCATTCATTTTATATATATTACTTATTTATTATTTAATTTATTTTTTTATTATATTATATATATAATAATGGTTGGATATATGTCTGGAGTCAAACGTGCACGTCTAACACCATCTATCACAAACAAGGCTGATTGTGGTGGTGTAATTAAAGGTGGTTTAGCACCTTCTGTTGGTGTTGGAAATACATTTACACAACGCGCTACTAATATTCGTGGAACTAATAAACTTACCGATGTTTGTTTTAACTGTTCGGGTTCAAGTTGTCCTGCTAGTTATAAAAACCATGGTCTTAACCCAGCATCTTCTGGTGGTGTAGGAAGAATGTTCACTACCCCATTTGCTCGCGGTCAATCTGCCAACGGTCAATCATAAATATAATTAAATATTTATAATACTGTATTAAATATATTAATATTAATAATATATTTGATATATTTTATGAAAATTATTATTGACAATAGAGAAACTTCCTTATATGACAAAATTGAAAATTTAAAAATTAATCACTATTTAGAAAAAAAAAATTTATTATTAGGAGATATTCATATTTTAGATGATAAAGATAATTTGCAAATTATTATTGAGAGAAAAACAATTAAGGATTTATTAGCCAGTTTAAACGATGGAAGATATAATGAACAGGCATTTCGTTTAAACGATTGCGATTTAGATAATCATAAAATATGTTATATGTTAGAAGGAAAGATACATTATGATGATAAGAATGTTGTATTTGGATGTATGTCTAGTATTGTATTTAATAAAAAATTTTCATTATTAACTACTGCTAGTATTGATGATACTGCATGTCTCATTACTAAAATTGCAACTAAATTAATTATTCATTCTGATAATAATAGTAATACGAATAGTAATAAAAAATATGAAGATGTTGTAAATATTTCAAAAAAATCAAAGGTAACGCCGGAAAATATAGATGTAATTTTGTTATCAAATATACCCAGTGTTAGTAATAATAGTGCAAAATTAATTGTTAGTAAATTTAAATCTATAAAAAGACTAATAGAAGAAATTTCAAAAAATGAAAATGCTTTAGCAGATATTACATACATAAATGCAAAAAATCAAACAAAAAAATTAACAAAACCATGTATTACAAATATTTACAAGTATTTGCTAAAATAAAAACAATCTTTTCTGTTATATTATTATATACTAAGTATTATGTTTGACTTAATCAATATAGGAACTTATATCGCTTTAATTATGGTTGTTTTAGCAATTTTGTATGCAATTTCTAGATGTGTTAATTATCAATCAAATCTATTAGAAGGCTTAACTAATCCAAATGAAAATAAAAATACGATGACCACAGCTAGTAAATCCGAATATACTGCTGATACTTATAAAAAGAATGTAACAACGTTAAAAGATAATATGCATTTAGATACAAAAAAAGGTCACTATGAAGAAATTCTAATACAATTAGAAGAATGGTGTGATTTAACTATGCTTGATTTAACAACCGGTGATAGGATAGATGTAACAAAAGGTTCTGATGATAAAAATATACTACAAAATTTAGAAATTATTAAAAAAGTAAATGATATTGCTAAATTCAAAGCAAATTTGAATGACCCAATTTATAAATATTTACATACCACAACTACATAAATAACTAAATTTATATAATTATTTATAATTATTTATAATTATTTATTTATAATTA